AAATTTTAGCGTACACTTTTAGCGGTACTGCATTTACACCAGCCGCAACAAAGTATTTAGCTTTATATACAGTAACACCAAATGATGATGGTACTGGTGGAACTGAGGTATCAACCTCTGGTACTGGTTACGCAAGACAAACAGTAACTTTTACAACTACTGGTTCTCAATCATCTAATACAGTTGCTGTCGAGTTTCCAACAGCAACAGCTGGTTATGGAACAGTTGTCGCTGTAGGTGTGCTAGATGCTTCATCTGGTGGTAATTTATACGCAGTAGGAACTTTATCTGTTTCTAAACCAATATCAACTGGTGATGTGTTTAGAGTACCAGCTGGTGATTTAGATATTGATTTAACATAAGGAATTTCAATGCCAACTCGTAACTATAGTCAAGGATTTTATGGAACAAATGTTTATGGCGAATGGGCTGTAACAAACGCTTCTGCGACTATAACAGCTTCATCTTCTTTTGGATTTAATGCTCTTAGACAATATGGTTATGGTCAATATGGTGTTAATGTTTATGGCGAGTGGGCTATAACAGATAGCGGACATATTCAATCTACTTCATCATCAATATTAGCTTTAACTGCTGCTATGCCTGTTGATACTTATGGTTCTGGTGAATATGGCTATGGAAACTATTCAGCTGGAACATATAGAGATGGAGCTGCTACTGTTGCCGCTGCTTCATCTGTAAGTGCAGTTGGTGCTTATACTGCAAATGTTGGAGCTACTATATCAGCAGTTTCTAGCTCAAGTTTAATAGGACAAGTTATTACTGGAAATATTATACCAGCAGTAGCTTCTTCATCTTTAACAGTTTCTGGAAATGTTACATTTTCTGGAAATCCATATCCTATTAATGGAGTTTCTTCTGTAGCAGTTTCACCAGTAAGAATAGTGTTTATAGATGTTAACAATATATCCGCAGCTTCATCAACAAACTTTAGTGCAAGATATAAATGGGAAGATGTTCCTATAACTTCTACTGATTGGACAAATGTTTACAAGGTAGCCGCTTAATTAAAATTTTAAAGGAGAAAACAAATGGCAGATACAACAACAACAAATTTAGGCTTAACCAAGCCAGAAGTCGGAGCAAGTACCGACACTTGGGGTACTAAGTTAAATCAAGGATTAGACAGTATTGACGCTTTATTTGCAGCAAACGGAACTGGTACTTCCGTAGGTGTTCAAGTAGGTAGCGGCAAAACATTAACAGTAGGAGGTACTTTAACTGCTTCTGGAACTGTTACTCTTAATAATGCAGCAATATCAGCAACTGGAGCTACTATTTCTAACTTAGGTACTGTAACCACAGTTGACTTAAATGGCGGTACTATTGACGGAGTTACTATCGGTGCTTCCTCTGCTGGAGCAATAACAGCAACAAATTTAACATCAACAGGAACAGTAAACTTTACAGGAGCGACAATATCAAACGCTGGGTCAATAACTACAGCAGATATAAATGGCGGAACTGTAGATGGAACTGTTATAGGTGGTAGTGTTCCAGCTGCTGTTACTTCTACAATTTTAAAATCAACAAGTGCTAGAGAAACAAAATCAGCAGTTACACAAAGCACAGGCACATTAACTTTAGATTGTTCTAGTGCTAATGTTTTTGAGTTTACTCCTTCTCAAAACATTACAACCCTAACATTTACTAATGTTCCAACCTCAGGAAATGCTTATTCCATGATATTAAAAGTAACTGGTTCTTCCTATACTATAGCATGGGGTAATTCTGTTAAATGGGCTGCCGATACAGCACCAACATTGTCAACTTCAAATTGTGATGTTTTTGTTTTACTTACAGTTGATGGTGGAACAAATTGGTTTGCCTTTACAGCTGGACAAGATTTATACTAGGAGATAAATAAATGAGTACAGGAACTAAAGCTATGATGGCTGCCGCTGGTAGTGGTGGAAGCATATCAAATGTAGTCATACCATGGGTCTCAAAATCTGATGCAAGTGGAAGTGATAAGTATTATTTTCATTTAATTAACACTAACGGAGATATTCAATTTTCTACAGAAATTGGTTATGGAGCTGGTAGTGGTAGTCCTTGGTATTATTTTCCTACCACTTGGAATGGAGGAAATAATATTAATATTAATATGGTTGGTGATATTATGTGGGTTACAGCTGCATCAAATAATCAATGGTGGGGTATTGATGTGCTAACTGGCGATATTAGTTATCATAACAATCCTTTTACTTGGAGCAATGTTAGTCAATATGGTCCAGCTTACGGAATATACACACCATTTCAAAACGGAACAAGCGGTGGTACTCCTTGGTTAGATATTGGACAATTAATGTATTATAATTATTCTGGAACTCATAGACAGCAATTTGGTATGATTAGACTAACTGGTGATAGAACAGTTGCCCCTACAGGAAGAACTCAAACTAAATCAAGTTCATGGGGAAATACTGCATTAAATAATGGTGGTTCTATAGTAGGTTTTGATGTTAATAGTACAGGGTATTCTAATTGGGAAGACCAACTTTTTTATCAAGAAGGAGCTGTTCCTCCTACCTCTACTTATAATGTAAAACTTTATAGAGCAACCTTTCAAAATACTTTTGGTTCTAACACTTATGAACCCAATCTGTCTGGCTCTAACAATTATTTTGGTCCAACCTCTAATTATTCAAGAGGAACAGGAGTAAGACTAACATCAACGCATGGTGCGCAAAAATATTTTGATGAAAATTGGTATTTTGTAAATCCTTCTAATACTCAAGGTAGTGGTATAGGAAACACATATCAAGTACCAACACCTAGAAATGAAGCTAATGGTGGTGTTCAACCTACAATTACTAGCCCTTGGAATGGAGGTACATTTTCTACAAGTTCTAACCAAACATTTGATTATCAACAACAATCTCCATTAGCAAGTAACTTTGTGAATGGTATATATGGTTGCAGTAGCACTTATGGTAGTGGAGGAGATGGTGGCTTTGCTTCAAGATTATTATTTATGGATTTAGGAGGTACTTATGGAAGTCAAAGTGTTACTGTAGGTCCTGTATTAAGTTCTAACAGATGCTATCAAGCAACAGCTAATATTTATGCTAGTTCGGCTGGTTCAGCTAATTATGAAATGATGTCTTGTTCTATGAGAAGAATTAATGATGATGGATATATGGCTATTTTAGTTCCAGACTGGTCTGTAACAAATAAAAATAGATGTGATTTAATGATATTTAATAAAACTACGCAAGTAGGTTCTACTATAAATATAGATTTTGACACAGCTAAACAAAATAAAGCTCATAAAATTCTTGGTGCTGGAGAAGATTCTGAATGGGGAACAGCATTACATACTGGAAGCAACACCAGTTAATTAATTAAAACAAAGGAGAAAAAAAATGTCGCAAGTAAAAGAAAAAAGCAGAGGTGTTATAGATGAATACCCTTACTCTATTACAAAATTAAAACAGGATAATCCAAATACAAGTTTTCCTTCTGAGATAACAGATGAGGTATTGCAGTCTTATAATGTGTACCCTGTTTCTGTAGAAGCACAACCAGAAATATCTAATGATAAAAGGTTAGAACTTGACGAAGCACCAACTTATAAAGATGGTTCTTGGAGTATAGGTTGGACTGTAAAAAACAAAACAGAAGAAGAAAGAGTCTCTGATGAGTACAGTAAAAGACTAGAAAGAGATGAACTGTTAAAATTAACAGACCATCATGCTCTTACTGACAGAACTTTATCTGATGAAATGGCTACTTACAGACAAGACCTTAGAGATTTGCCAGAGCAAGAAGGTTTTCCATATATTGATATGCCTACTCAACCAAGCGAATAGGAGTAGAAATGTTAGTATTATTAACTATTTTAACAAGTATAGTTACTTTATCATCTTTGGTATGCTCCTTTGTTCCTTTAAAATATATACCTAAAGATTATAGAAAGTATCTAAAGTATTCTGCTTTAAACTTCAATAATGTGCATTACGACTGTAATCACGAAGAAGGATAATTGTCATGGCTGGTTTATCCGAACTAGAACAGGGTAAGTTAATTGTCGCTGTTGAGTCTTTGGAAAAACAAGTTAATAGGTTGAACGGAAGAATTGATTCTCTTGAGGGTCAATTTAAGTCTGGTAGGGGGATAATAATAGGAGTATTTCTAACTGCAAGTGGTATATCCGCAGCTGTTGCTACCAGTCTTGGGAAATGGTTTGGGTAATAACAACAAGCAGTTAGGCAGAGTTGGTGAATTAATGGTTTGTTTAGAGCTAGAAAAGTTAGGTTATCATACTTCTTTAGTTGAAGCGGAAGGGTATGACATTATAGTAAATGTCTTAAACAAGCCTGTAAGATTACAAGTAAAATGCTCTGGAACTACTGACAAACATTCTGCTAAAGGTGGCAGACCTCGTTATAATTTTTCTACCTCTGTTGGAAAAGCCAAAAGAAAATTAACCAAAGCAGATACTGATATTGTAGCTTTAGCCGCAGTCAAAGAAAATGTAATTATTTTTAAACCAGTAGAGGAGATAAAAGGAGCTACATTAAAAATATCAGAAGCTCATTTTGAAAATAAGAAATCTACTAAAGAATCTTTTGAAAGGTGTTTGTCGTGTTTGGGTTAGTCGGAAGTTTAATTGGTTTTGCTAGTTCTACAATTCCATCAATTATTGATGTATGGAAAACAAAACAGCAAAACGCTCACCAGTTAAAAATGTTAGAAGCTCAAGCTAAGTTTAAAGTTCAAGAGCAAGAAGCAAAAACAGATACAGCAGAGGTTGCTGGTGTTTATGCTCATGCTCAAAGTTTAACTTCTAGGGCTAATACTTGGGCTGTTACTCTTAGCTCTACTGTAAGACCTATATCAGCTTACTTAATTATTACTCTTTGGCTAACAGTAAAGTTATTGGCGGTGTTACAAATTTATTTTGATGGTGGAGAAATTTACAAAGTTATTGATGTTATATTTACAGATTATGACGCTGGTTTAATGAGTTCCGTAATTTGTTTTTATTTTGGGTCTAGGGGTATGGAGAAATTTAGAAAATGAACAATATTATAGAAGCAATTAAAAGTATTATTTCACCAGAGCAATCTTGGTCTGCTTTTGTTATGAAAATTACTAGCCTTATTATTGTCGCTGTAATTGGGTATATAGGCTTCCAACAATATACAAGTTTTACAGTTGAAGAAGATACTGAAATTCCAATAGCAGAAGTATATGAAAAAGAGCCAGAAAAGAAAATAGAGGTAGAAAACTTAATTACTAGACTTCTTAGGTCAAACAGAGATATTGAATCAATTTGGCTATATGATTGGATTGATGCAAGAAACATAGTGCCTTTATTTAATGAGCCAAGAAATAGTGCAGATTTATTACCTACTGGGTATTGGATGGAAGGTGATGAATATGTTATTGGTCATTTTGTTTTAAGCCAATGCACTTCCCTTGATAGAAGTGTGCCTAATACTGCTTGCCCTATTATGTCCTCAGAAGATGCTTGGGGTGTTCTTTTGGTAACTTATCAAGATGGTGTAACCCCTGATTTAAAAACGACAAAAGCTACAGCTATGAAGATAAGTGAAATATTGTATTTGATAGAGAGATAATGAGTTTATTGCCAGATAATACGATTCGAGTTATAAAAATAGTTATTACTAAAGAGGAAAAATAATGCCTTATGTGCCTATAAATTTACCAAGTGGTGTTTATAAAAATGGAACAGAGCTACAAGCTAAAGGTCGTTGGCATGATTGTAATTTAGTTCGTTGGAACGAAGGTGCTATGCAACCTATTCGTGGATGGACTCAAAGAGGTACTGCTGTAACTACTGGCAAAGCTAGGGCAATAAGAGCATGGACAGACAACTCTAATAACAGAAGAACAGCTATAGGAACTTCTTCTCGATTATATATTTATACAGAAGATGGTACTCAATATGATGTAACTCCAACAGGATTTACTACTGGATTTGATGATGCAACAGCAGCAACTGGTTATGGTAATTATACTTATGGTTCTGCAAATTACGGAACACAAAGACCAGATGGAGGAACTTTAATTCCAGCTACAACTTGGTCTTTAGATAACTGGGGTGAATATCTTGTTGGTTGCTCTAATAGAGATGGCAGAGCTTATGAGTGGACTGGAAATACAGGAACTGTTGCAGCTCCCATAGCAAATTGTCCAACATCAAATCAAGCCTTAGTTGTTACTGAGGAAAGGTCTTTAATGTTAATAGGTGCTGGCGGTGATAGAAAAAAAGTACAATGGTCTGACTTAGAAGATAATACAGACTGGACACCCTCTGCTACCAATCAAACTGGTTCTTTTAATATTACTGGTGCTGGTGAACTTTTAAATGGTATAAGGGTAAGAGGACAGATTCTTATTTTATCTACTGTTGATGCTTATGCAGCAACTTATGTTGGACTTCCTTTTGTTTACTCATTTGACAGAGTTGGCTCAAATTGCGGAGCTGCTTCAACAAATTCTTCTGTAGCTACTGAAACATTTTGTGCTTGGTTTGGTAGAGGTGGATTTTTTATATATGATGGGGTTGTAAAACCCTTAGTATCAGATGTAAGTGATTATGTGTTTTCTGATTTAAACAGCTCACAAAGGTCAAAAGTTTATGGTTTTAATAATTCGTCAAATTCTGAGATATGGTGGTTTTATCCTTCTGCGAACTCTAATGAAGTTAATAAGTATGTTGCTTGGAATTACAAAGAAAATCATTGGATTGTTGGGGAATTAGCCAGAACTTGTGCTACTGATAAAGGTACTTTTGACAACCCTTTAATGGTTGGTGCTGATTATAAATTATATGAACATGAAACAGGCTACAGTTACACAGGCGAATCAACTGGTGTATTTGCTGAATCAGCTCCATATCAAATAGACCAGCAAGAAGGTAGATTAATGAATGTTCTTAGTGTGATACCAGATGAAAATACATTAGGAGATGTAACAGCTACATTTAAAGTTAAAAACTATCCTACTGGTACAGAAACTACTAATGGTCCTTTTACCTTGACCAATCCAACAGATGTTCGGTTTAAAGCTAGAGAAGTTAAGTTTAGAGTTGATACTGCTAGAAATACTGATTGGCGTGTTGGTATAATGAAGATGTATGTTAAAGCTGGCGGAGCAAGAGGTTGAAGTTACCAACCGCACCACAGGAGTATAGTTCAAGTCTGCAACAACAGACTAATTTTATTGTAGAACAAGAAGATAGAAGAAACTTTAAGAAAGATACGGATATAAATATTAATGATGGAAGATTAATACTGAAAGCACCTAACGGAACTCGTTACAAGCTAACTGTAGATAACTCTGGAAACTTAGGGACAACAGCGATATGACAATAGAAACTTTTGATAAATATAGACAGGCAGTTCAAAAAGCATTAGACTATGGAAAGAATAGCCATACTGTTGAGAATGTAAGAGAAAGTATAGCCAAAGGTGATATGTTTTTTCATAACTTTGGAAACTCCTTTATTGTAACAGAGGTTCATGTTTTTCCACAATATTATAATTTACATGGCTTTTTAGCTGGTGGTAAAACAGAAGAAATAAAACAAATAATGCCAATCCTAGAACGCAAGGCAAAATCAGTTGGTTGTAAATACACAACTTTAACTGGTCGTAAAGGATGGCAAAGAGAATTTAAGGATGTTGGTTACACACCAACTTTCTTTACTTTAGATAAGGAGTTATAGAAATGGGAAAATCAAAATCTAGTGGGAGTTCAGAGTTAGACCCAGCAATTAGAGGTATGATGCAAGAAACTTTTGATTTGGGTAAATCAACTATTACTGAAAGAGTTCCTGTTTTAGATGCTAATGGAAATCAAGTTTACGATAGAAGTAATCCCTTTGGTGCGCCAATTCCATTATATGAAGATAAACTTAAAGAGTACCAAGAATACACAGGAGATAGATTTGCAGAGCCTGATACTTATACAACTATAGGGGAAAGAGAAGCCTTAAAATTTTTAGGCGGTGATAGTTTTCAAGAAACAGATAGGCTTAATAATCTTTATGATGATATGTATGCTAGTTCGAGTTACTCTCCGTTAGATGTTTCTGCCAGAGATGTAGCTTCAAGAGATGTAACTGCTGGATTAATTGACCCAGCTGCAAACATTAACGCTTATGATTTTTCTTCCAGAGATGTTGTTGGTGAAAGAGTAGCCGACCCTAACGATATATCAGCAAGAGAAATATTAGAAAGAAGCATAGATTTTGAAAGGATAAACCCTGATACATTTACAGCTAATACACTCTCTGGAACAGATTTATCTCCTTATACAAATCAGTATAACGAACAAGTTAAAGATACAACCTTAGATGATATTAATAGAGCTAGAGATATGCAATTATCTGACCTACAATCAAGGGCTGCTAAAGCTGGTGCTTTTGGTGGTACAAGGCAGAGTGTAGAAGAATCTTTAATTAATGAAAACGCATTAAGAGAGTTTGCAAGACAATCAGCCTTACTTAACAAAGAAGGTTTTGATACAGCTAATCAATTAGCTATGCAAGATGTAGGTATATTAAATACAGCTAGTTTGGCTAATATTGATAATGCAATGCAAGCTGCTCAACTTAATCAAGCAGCAGATTTAACAGCAGAACAAGCCAATCTAAATGCAGCTATGGAAGCCCAAAGATTAAATCAAGGAATGGATTTAACAACAGGACAATTTAATACACAAATGATGCAAGACGCAGCTTTGGCTAACCAAGCAAATGAAAGAGCTATACAACTTGATAACGCAGCTAGAAATTTACAAATGCAAGGTATGTCCGCAGATGATGCTTATAGAGTAGCTCAATCTAATGTTGATAATAAATTTAGACAACAATCAACTAATATTGCTAATACGCTTCAAGCAGACCTAGCTAATCAAGACTCAAGCCTTAGAGCAGACCTAGCTAACCAAGCGTCTGATTTAACTTCTAGCCAAGCCAACGCACAGTTTGGTCTTGATGCTAACGCCCAGAATCAACAAGGTTTGTTAAATGCTGCTAATTTAGCTGGTGGTGTTACAGATTCCGAACTAGCTCGTTATGGAGCTATGACTGATATAGGCGACAGAAGAACAGATAGAGACCAACAGCAATTAAATTTTGATTTTCAGCAGTTCTTAGAAGGTCAAGATTATCAAATGCGATTAGCTCAATTCTTAGGTGGATTACTACAAGGATTCCCAACACCTATGACTTCTTCACAAAAACAAAGTGGCTTTAATTTATGGTAAGGATAAAAGAAAATGGCAATGGATGACAGATTAAGAAAATTTACAAAAGACTTGGAGATGTTAAAATTTGCCGAGCCTACTCAATATGATATTCAAGGTGCGCCTGTATATAAGGCGCCAAAAGTAGTTACAGGAGACGCAGTTAAAAGACCTAATATTTTTAATCCTAAAGATACTTTTTTTGATATTGCTAATAAAAAAATAGGTGTAGGTGTTACTTCTGGTGATGTATATGATGATGCTGTTGCTGCTGAGGCTGCTAGGGTAGCCAATGTAAACGCTCAAGCTCTTGCTACTTCTAATAAAAATTTTGAATCTGATAAATCAGATACTTTTGCAGATAATCAGGCTTATGTTATTGACACTAGAGATGGTAATATAGCTTATGTTACTGACAGAAGAAGCAACTTAAATACTTTTTTAGAAAAACTAGGTGAAGAAAGAGAAAATTTTAGAGTTGTGCAAGGAACAGCTGGAGACACTTCTCCAGAAGTTGTTAGTAGGTATCAAACTAATTTAAAAAATTTAACAGCAGAAAATGAAAATCAAAAAATATTATTAGAAGGTAGCCCTTTTGCCAGAAATGAATCATCAATAATTAACCAATCATTACAACAAGCATTAAATCCCAATAAGTATTACGGAACAAGTCTTAATGATGAAACTTTAAAAAAAGCACTAGCTGTTATTAGTGGTAAAAGAGATGAACAAGGAAGGTCAATTCTCGATAGCTATGAATCATATAATAATGGTTTTAAATTAGGTCTACCTAAAGATTTATCTTTTAGGGCAGCTGCGGCTGGAGAAAAAATATTCCCACTTCCATTTGTGCCTACTTTTGAACAAGCTAATAAATCCCTTGAAGGATATAAGATAGGAGGTTCTAATTTTTCACCATTTACAAAAACAGCAAATTTTTCTCAAGTATTTGAAAGCACCTTTGCTCCTTTATTACAATTTATAAAAAAAGATATTGTTGGAACGCAAGCTCAAAAAACAACAACAGCTTTAATGGCAAAAATAGAAAAACAAGTACCGCTAGTAGGCGATACAAATGAAGCTGCATTAAGAAAATTAAAAGAGTTAGATAATACTTTATTATTTTTACTTAATGACTCTATTTCAATGAAAACTAATTTATCAAAAACAGGAACTACTGAGGGTGGCGATAAACAAGTTTTAAGAGATGCCGAAGATACTATAAAAAATCTTCCTACTTTTATTTTAAAGGTAAGAGCTTTAATATCAAAAGCAGAATCAGAAGGTGTTAAAGCTGGCTCGCCAACTCAATTTAGTGCAGACCAAGAATCTATTCTTGCTCCAGATTTTGCAGGAGAAGCTATTGGAAGAATTAGTGGTAGAGGTAATACTGCTGGAGGTAATAATTAATGGCTGAATTACCAGATATAGATGGTGGCTTCGAGTCTGATAAAATAAGACAAGAGTTCGTTAATACAATATTTGGAAATAAAGACACCGCTAATTTCTTTAATAAAGACCTTAGAGGTACTACCGCAACTATAAACGCATTGCAAGGATTTGTTGGAAATCAAAATGTTCCAGTAGAAATTCAAGAAGCGGTAACTGGAACTTTAGGTAAACTAAATGAAAGAAGGAATGTATTATCACAAAACCAAAATGATAATGTTATAAAAAGAGCTGGAAAAAGTTTTAATCAAAAATTATTCGGAGGTGCTGGCACAATTATAGACGCTTTCCGAACTGTTAATTTTCAAGACCGCTTAGACCCTAATTATAAAAGTGTTAGAGGTGGTTTACTAGATGCTACAGAAAAACTAGGATTGACTTATGGTGATGTTGATGAAAGGTCATTACCTAGAACTTATGCAAATAGAGCTGGTACAGTTGCTGGTGAAACAGTACCTTTTATGTTTGGTGGTGCTGGAGCAATAAACGCTTTAGCAAGACCATTAACGACATTACCTTCGGCTTTTGGCGGAAAAACAATTTATCAAACAGGAAGAAGTATTGCTGGCAGAACAGTTGATGATATGGCTGCTTTTGTAGGCAGAAACCCAGCTAGAGCCTTAACTGGAGAGGCTGCTGCATTAGGAGGTTATTCCGCAGCTGTTCCTTATTCTTTAGATGTATTAGAAGATGAAAATGCTAGTACAGTTAAAAAATTAGCTGCTGGAACATTACCTCTAGTAACTGGAGTTGCTGCTCCTTTAGCTACAGAGGCTGGTAGAGGAACTGTAAAAGGTGCTTATAATCTTACAAAAAAAGTTGGTGATAATACTTTTGGCAAAACAATAGATGGTATTAGAAATGTTTTTTATGGTAGGCAAAATATTGACCCAACAACAGGAGAAGTTCCAAGTGCTACTAAATTATTTTTTGAGGGGAGAAAAGGTAATTTTAACTATGAAACTGATAAAGTTACTGGCGGTGTTTCAACTACCATTGAAAATACTATTATAAAACCAATAATGGGGTTTTATGATGATACTGTTAATTATTTAAAAACAAGCGAAACTTATAAAAATAAAAAATTTTTAGAATTAAGCAAAAACAACAAATATATTGAAAAACGAAAGAAACTTGCAGAAGAAGGAAAAAATCAAGAAGAAATTAATTTAATTATTCGTAAAGATATTGAGGAAGAAGTAGCTTTAGAACAGGCGAAAGCAGCTGAAATAGTAGCAGCTTCTAATTTAGCAAAAGCAATAAAAGCTGGAAACGGAGACCCAGAAAAAACCCTTCAAAATATTGCTAAATACAATGCGGACAAAGATGCTTTAGATAAAGACTTAGGTATAGAATTATCAAACCCTTCTATAGCCGCTGTTGCTGCTGATGATGACCCAGTTTTAATGGCTTTAACAAATTACGAAATGAAAACAAATGAAGCATTTTTAAAAAGAACAAAAACTATGGTTGAGTCTTATAGAGAAAACGTACAAAACAGAGTTAATGCTTTAGGCGGTAACGCTACCCCTCAACAGTTAGCGGTTGTTGTTCAAGAAGCAAGAGCAGAAACTACAGACAGAATCGTAAAAGAATTACAAATAAAAGTTTCTCAACAAAAAGAAAGATTAATGAAAAATTTTAATTTAGATGATGAAGAAGCGTCTAAGAGAGCTGGCGATATTTTAAGGACAGTTTATAATGATGTAAAAGCTACAGAAAAAAGATTATGGGAAGGTTTAAAATCTAATTACAAAACAGAAACAACAGACCCTTTTACTCAAACTAGAAACTCAATACTAAGAATGGTAGAGGGTGATTTAGAGAATCTAAATTTACCTAGTGATATTAAAAAAAGAATACTACAAATCCAAAAATTAAATGAAGATGGAGGTGTAATTAATTTTGGAGAAGTTGATAAATTAAGAATGAGTATTAATGGAGCTATAAGAACTCTTGAAAATAGCAAAGGTGAAATTGATGGAAATTTATTAAGTAATTTAATTGGACTTAGAAGTTCTTTTAATGAAGATGTAGGAAACATATTTCCTTTTGCAAGAAACGCAGCAGCAACTACAAGAACAAAACACGATATATTTACTAGAAATAATAATGTTTACGATATGGTTACTAAAAATAATAGGGGTGTATTACAAAGAAATTCCTCACAAAGTGCTGAATCTATATTTGAAAGAAATCAATTAGATGGAGTTCCTTATGCTTTACCAGAGTTTAGGCAAGCCTTTTCAGAAGGTTCAAAATTATCTGGTAAATCTGCTAATGAAATAAGGGCTGTTGTTCAAGAAAGCGAACTTGCTATGCAAACAATTTTAGCACAAATGTCCAGAGATGTTATTGATGAAAATGGTTTATTTCAACCTAATAGATTTTACACATGGATGAAAGATAATAAAAATTTAGTAAATGAATTTCCTTCATTAAAGACTGTATTAAAACGATATAGAAATGACATAACTGAATTAGAAAAAGATTTAAACAATAATGTTTTTGGTCAATTTCAAGCTACTAAAAATCTAGGAACAGGAGTTTTTACTTTAACAACTAATACAGAAAAGGCTTTATTAGGACAAATTTTAGATGTTGATAATCCAGTTCCAGCTATTGAAACTATGATTTTAAATAAAGAAACTGGCTCAACACAATTAATGAATATTGTTAGAGGTGTTAGAGCTTTACCAAAAGGTCAAAGAGAAGTGGCTGAACAAGGTTTAAAAACTTCTATAATAGAAGCTATAATTAGAAGTTCTGTTAAAGAGGTAACGGAAGATGGAGTTAAGTCTGTTGCTGGTAAGGTTGTTATGAGAAGTAATTTAACAAATGCTTTGGAAGAAACAATAGGTAATAGAACTTTATACGAGTTACTAGGTGATACTGGATTATATAGTAGCTCTGAATTAAAAAATCTTAAAAAGACATTAAAAATTTATGACAAAGATTTACAATCATTTACAAATCCAGAAATGTTTAGATTAATGCAAGATGTTGACCCTACCAGCGGAATGATTGATACTTTTGCTAGAGTAGCAGCAGCTAACTTCTCAACAAACTTTTCAACAGGAGCTGGAGCTGGGCTAGTTATAGCTGGAAGGTTTACAAGACTTGCTCAAGCTATGTTAAAAAATCTTAAATCAGACAAGGCAAGAGAATTAATACAAGACGCTCTACTTGATAGTAGAAAAATGGAAAGACTTTTAAGAATACAAAAAGATATTGATAGCCCAGAACTTACAAAAAAAGGGCTTGCTAACTCTTATGTTAAATTCAAAACTATATTAGGACTATACGGAGCTGAATTAACTTTTAATGATTATAAAACTGCATGGGAAGAAATGGAAGCCGAAGATAGGTTTGACTTATCTGTTGAGGATTTTAACGAAATGATAAAAGAATTTGAAGGAGCTATACAATGATTAAAATTATTTTAAGTGTTATCCCAGTATTATTCGTAGTAGGTTGTGCATCTGGTCATGTAAATGTATCAACACAAACACCTAGCAATACTGACTTAACCATTACAATAGAATCAAAACAAAACAAGGACTAATTATGTTTGGAAATAATCCTTTAGGAAAAATACTTAGCAAAGTTGTTCAAAAAAAGTTTGGTAATAGCATAGAAGATGCTGCGACTAAAAAACTTGCTATGACATTTGGTCAAGGCAATCCTGTTGAAAATGTTTTAAATGCACCACAAAGTTTTTTAAACACTTTGCAAGACCCAGTTGGTACTGGTCAAGGAATACTTGAGAAAAAAATGGCACTTCCTATGGCAAACATAGGGGATATAAAAAATATTATAACTAATCCAAACCAAAGAAAATTAGGAGAAAACTTATATCCGTTAGTTATGAGAAACATTAAACCTTCTTTTGCAGAAGATAAGCCAACTAATTTTGCAAATATGAATAATGCTTACAGAGCTAATTTAGAAAATAAAGCAAATACACAAAATCAAATTAACAATTCATTAAGTAGAGATAGAAATAATCAAGGTTATTTTAAGCAAGAAAATAAAGGTATCTATGATGATATAGATTTTAATGCAATTTTTAAAAATTTATAATTAAAGCTCACCAAAGATAAACAAAACAAATAATTCAAATAAATATTTAAGCATTAAGTTTTTTACCATCATCTGTATTTAATAGATAGTCATAATGATTTATATCTGTAGTGTAAATCTCAACTGCCTTCAAGCAATCATTTAATTCCATTTCTTCTCCAGCTGTTCTTTCTTTACTGGCTTGTAAATCCATGACACGTTCTTGTCTCTGACTGATAAGGTGATTAAGGGCATACTTAATAAGGGCGTAAGCTAGTGGTTCTAATTTCATCTTCTTTCCTCCAAATGAAACACTAGCCTACTTTGATTCTAAAAATAGTCTATACCCCTTTTTACATTAGTTGTTGATAAGCTGTTTATAAGTGTAAAATATTTCTGATTCAAAAATAATTTTGCACAATTTTCGAATCATGTTTTTATCTGAGTCGGAAAGAAGGCAATCACAAATATTTAAACTGCCAATTTCCCCTGTCTAATTAAGGAGATATTGATGAAGATAAAATACCCAAGCGTAATAGACGATATGACAAATGAAGATTATCATACTGGTGTAGGCGATGAAGCTATAGGTTCATCTAGCCTAAAAACACTAGCAACTAAAACCCCTAACCATTTTAAAAACAGACCACCACAAGAAAGCAAACCATACTTTGATAAAGGAACAGCTTCTCACATAGCTATACTTGAGCCTGAGAAATTTAAGAAGTTAGTTATAAGAGGTGGTAAGGATAGAAGGCAAAAAGAGTATAAAGAAGCTATTGCCAATAAAACGTCTGAGCAAGTTGTTTTACCTGATGGTGATTATGAGGATGTATTGCGAATCAAAGATGCCGTATCTAACAGCACTCAAGTTAATAAATTATTGTATCATCAAGACGCTAAATCAGAAGTATCTGCATTTTGCATAGACGAAGAAACAGGCATTAAATTAAAATGCAGACCAGATAAAGTTAGACCATCAAAGAAAGACCCAAGTATGGATATTATCATTGACTTAAAAACAACTGTTGATGCTTCCAAAGAAGGTTTTGAAAGAGCCTGTGGAAACTTTGGTTATCATATACAAGAAAGTTTTTATAGAAGATGTTGGGAACAGGCAACAGGAAGAAAGGTTGCTAAGTTCTATTTCTTAGCTGTAGAAAAAGAGCCACCTTATGCTTTTAGTATATTTGAGCTGGGTGATAAATCTATTATAGAGGGGGATGCTGTTGTTGAAAAGGCATTGCAAACTTACAGCGAATGTCAAAAGACTGGCAGTTTCCCTAGCTATGATACAGAGATACAGCAAATTGATATACCACCATATTTTATAAAATTGACTGAGCCTACTATATTCTAGGTTAAATTAAACAAGGTTAGTGATATAGGCTAATCTTTTCTTAAAGGAGAATAAAATGTCGTTTGGATTACCAGAAGAACAACAAAGTAATAATGGAGAAGTTTGGGATAGGCTGAACTTTAATGCAAAAGAAGGTAGATATACCTCAGTAATATATAACAAAGAAACAGAGGAGAGGGAGACTGAGGATAGAGTTGCTGACTTTAAAGCCTATGTCGATTTTAAAACCCTTCATGTAGGCTGGGCTGATTTTTCAGTAAGCCCACCTTCTGTTGTAACTACCTTATATGGCGAATCAAATGCACCAAATAAGCCTAATGATGACCATAAACAATTCGTTAAATTCAATCTATTTAATAAGGATTTAGGCATGGTAAATTTCGGCTCTAGCTCAAAAGCAGTATTAATTGAGTTAGGTGCATTGCATGACTCTTACCTTTCTTTAGAAAAAGAAAAAGGAGATTTGATACCAGTTGTCCATTTTGACGGAATGAAAGAAATTAAGTTCGGCAAGGCAAATAAAATTAAAGTACCCAACGTATCTATTGTTGATTGGAGAGAAAGACCAGCAACAATGTTAGGTGAGGTAGAAACAGTTGAGGAAAAAAAGCCAGAGCCTGTAAAAGCAGCAGAGCCTGACTTTGATGATGACCTCGACTTCTAATAGCTAAAATCATACTGGTTGGTTTTAGTTAGAGTAAGGTGTTGTTAGCTTAGATTCTAACTCTCCCCTACACCTTACTCACCCCAACCCTGTATGAGAAAAAGAAAGAGTTATTGGAAAGAGATTTGCGTTAATTTATTTATTCTGGGCTATGTTGCTTTTGGTAACTATGTCTTTGATATTGACTATGAATATGTACTTGTAAGGAAAAACTTAAATGCAGAAATTTGTATCGAATAATAGTAGGGCTGAATATGATTATTACCCTACACCTAAGAGTTGTGTTGAAGCTCTTTATGACAGAGAATTTTTCTCTGGCTCAGTCTGGGAATGTGCAGCTGGTAGAGGTGATATTTCTGATGTGTTCTTAGATAAAGGACATGAAGTTTTATCTACTGATTTAATTGATAGAGGTTATGATAATATTATAGGTGGAGTTGATTTTTTAAAGACAAGTTACACACCTGATATGCCACATAATATAATAACTAACCCACCTTTTAATTTAGCTTTTGAGTTTGTTAAGCATGCCTTTGAGATGTCTTTATTATCAGAGGGTAAAGTTGCTATGTTTCTTAGGTTGGCTTTCTTGGAAAGCAAAAAACGTAGACCTTTCTTTTTAGAAAACAAACCATCAAGAGTTTATGTCTTTTCGGAAAGACAAACCCTATGGAAGAATGGCGAGGATGTTCCTAAAGGTAGAAGCGGAACGACTCCTTATGCTTGGTTTGTTTGGAGCGGAAAAAATCGTAAATATAGAACTGAGTTGGAGTGGATATAATGAAACTAGAACACTATTTAATTTTATTTATGCTTGGCTTTTTTGG